CATGGCAAGAGTTATCTAAGTGGGAGAAAGCAAATGATGTAATAATCTATGGCTATCTCGATGCAGTAGAAATTCTAGAGCATTTTGAGGGAATTGAAGGCTGGCAGTATTCAGACAAAAATGCCATATTAGAAGCTATGAAGTTCGCTTATGATAGAAGTGAAATAGATTGGACTTACAACGATTACTTGGAAACCATTGGCGACTTCTTGGCAGACATGAAGGAGTACCCAGCAGGGTATGGTTGCTAGTATGGATTTAGAAACTATGCTAGCACAACTATTAGTTAAAGTAGTAAACTTTAAGGAGTTGAAAACTGAAACTGTAGCACAGGTATTAGTAGATGAAGATAAAGAACTTGCTTCACAGTTAGAGTTCTTTATCGGAGTCGCACTAATGGAAGAAAAACAAAGACAAAAACATTAAGGAGTAGAAATGCCAACAAAATTTAAAGCAAGTGAGCGAGTATATGTTCGAGGCGTTCCTACGGATAGACAACCAGTCAAGCACTTTTATGTAAAACAAATGACAAAAGAGGCTCTGTTTGAAGCTATTAACAGCGACAGAGTAAAACCCAAAGTAAAACAGAAGTGCAGAAACGAATTAGTTCGTAGAGGCGTTAAGATAGTTCGTACTCAAAAGGTAGGTGGAATATGCTAAGTATCAAAAAGATGTATAACTACATTCGCAAGAATGGAACTAGAAAAATGCAATTAGAGTTAGATATAATCTTAGATAGTATGCATGGTATGGTAGAGGAACTAGACGAAGATAGTAGTAATCCTTTGCCTCAACAAGAAGTTCGACCTAAAACAATAGAAGAATTAATCCAACAATCTAAAGGAGGTGGATAGTGCCTAGACTAACTAGAGGTGCGTTTACACAAAAGCATGTAAGCGTGAAGAAATCAACATCACAAGGACAAGGTGGTCGAAGTAGAAGAACTAAAATTTCTACTAAACACATGAACAAAAATAAAAAGCGTTCATACAAAAAATACAGAGGGCAAGGCAGATGATAAGACAAGGAGTAAAAGCGGCAGTAGGCGATTTAGTCTACACAAGAGGCGATTTGAAAGTAGTAATATCAGAAATGCGCTTTGTTCCCTCTAAAAAACCTGTGAAGGATATAGTATGTATTCTATCGGATAATCAAATTGTACCTTTTCACAGTTTAAAACGATATGGTTCGCTTATGAACCAACATCATCAAGCTAAAGATAAAAAGTGGGCAGAAGCATTACTTCTCAAAGCTAAATCTTTAACAAAACAAGGAGTTAAATGAGTATAAAAATTAATGATTATGCAGAATTTGTAGATGAAACTACAAGTGATGAGTCTAAACATCACATGGCTTTAATAGGTCGTTTAGATGATTTAAAAAATATAGCTAATATACCAAGACTATTGACATCATCAGTAGGAATGTTAGCTGAGAGTGGAGAGTTTGCTGAGATAAGTAAGAAAATTATCTTTCAAGGCAAAGAATTTAGTGAGGAAGAACGCTTCCACATGAAAAGAGAGCTAGGAGATATTCTCTGGTATTGGGTACAAGGTTGTAAAGCACTAGGCTTTGAGCCAGAAGATGTAATGCAGGAGAATATAAATAAGCTAGAGAAGCGTTATCCAAATGGCTTTGATGTTCACAGAAGTGAAAACAGAGAGGCAGGTGATATATGACAGAGTTCACAGGCGCAGTACTAAAACAAAAATTAATTTTAGAAGCTGAAGAATGGGCTAGAGGAGTAGTACAAGTTCATATATTTAACACAGATAATACACAAGTAGGATATGATTACCCAAATCCTATGAGGTGTGGCTATGTTACTGATACTACCTATAATGATGGAACAGTCGTTAGAGAGATACATGGCACTGGTGCTAAGATGCTTTTTGGTGAAAGACTAAAAGGAGAAGCATTATTAGATAAGTATTTAAGGAGTTAGTATGGCAGATAAAGATAATATCTTAAAGTTTCCTGATTTACTTAATAAACAACGAATTGGCACTAAATGGAGAGTAAAAGAGATTGAAGCATTGCAAAAGTATTTAAGAGAATGCGATGAAGATATGACTACTCTATTAGACCAGTTAGACATTATTAATAAAGAGTTGCTAGTATTAAATAAAGAATACGAGTCAATACTAGGAAGAATAAAGGAGTTGCATGAAATCGACAACAATAATTAACCAGCTTGCTTTTGAAGTATGGGATAGTATAAAGGAGTATCAGTTAGCTAAGTTTTCATATCTACAAGCAGTCGCTAGAACTGCTGATGATATGGGAATGAGTCAAGCTGAAGCTTCAGACCTCTATAAATCATACGAAAGAAAGTTAAAAAGCGAAGAAAACTCAAAGGAGTTAGGAGTGATAGCATGAGTGTGAACTACACAGAAGAACAAGTAGAGCTTATGAAAACAAAATATGGCAGTAATCCTACTAGGCAAACAGTAGAAGAACTAGCTGAAGAATTAAACAAAAGTGTAAAATCTGTAATAGGTAAGCTATCAAGAGAGGGAGTTTACCAAAAATCAGTATATAAAACTAAGACTGGAGAAAGTCCAATAACTAAAAAAGAAATAGTAGAGGGTATAGCAACGGCACTTGGTATTAGCTATCAGGATATCGCTGGACTTGAGAAATCTCCCAAAGCTGATTTAAAAGTCTTAGTAGCAACACTAACACAAGAGGAGGCACAATGACTTCTGCTTGGTCAAAAAGATTTGCAAAGGTAATACCGACTAACCAAAAGCTAGTGGAAATAGTAGCAAAACGAGGACATTACTTCAAAGTAGTTGATATGCCTCGACCACTAAAAGCACTCAATGGTAAAGTAGGAATTACACTAGAAGATGAAGATGGTTTTCGATTTACTACAGAAAGTAGAAATGTGAAGATTATCCAAGACTCTTACTATGCCAGATAAAATTAAACTCTGTAGCGGGGTCTGCAATGGACTCGAAACTCTTAACGGGGTCGCTACGGGGTTAATCCCACTAAAAATTAATAACTAGATAGTATGGAAGCTAAGCTATAAATTTCTAGAAACTTATGTATAGTCCTTAATAAAAATATCGGAAAATCAGAGAAAATTTGGGCGAATTTGTAGTAAATTGTGGAATAAATGGAAAAACGATTGCAACTTTGATTGGTTTTTATTAGTAACAGTTAATTAACTTAAGTTGCATCGTTGTCTTCCTTGCTACTAACGACAACTTCGAAGGTAAGCTCTTTCGCTTACGCTACAGAGCTATCTTCACACGAAGTGTCATTAAGCAAGGTCATCAAGAGAGATGATGAATTGTAGATTGTTGTGATTAACTGTTATTTTTAATATAATTATTATACCATGACTTTATCAAAAACGCAAGAAATTTTTTTCTCAGGTCATGGAACGCTGAATTCCGACACCTTAGTTAAATGATAAAATATATTATTTTTGTTGATGTGAGTTGTTTTGAGATATTAAGGAATAAGTCTGTCCTTCCTCTTTGCCTCTAAAGCTAGTGATTTTATCCTGCTTAATTCCTTTTGATTGCGTCTTCGCGCAGCGTTTTTCAACCTCTGCCTCTTGGCACTCGGCTTTTCGTAACTCTGACGCTTACGAACTTCGAGTACAATTCCAGCGTTATCACATTTTCTTTTGAATATGCGTAAAGCTTTTTGAGTTGGCATATTTTTACAATCAATTGATGGCATTGTCTCTCCTAGTGTGAAAAGTCCACCCTCTTTTTCTTAGGTAGTGGACTTGTGATTGAATTGACTGTAATGAACGCCCAGGAAATAATAGCAACAACTGTTTTGTTTCAACAGCGTTGTAGTATTTTTTGAGTCTGTGCTTCTCAGGCGTTGTCCATTGTTTAGTCATAATCTATTATATATTGTTTTGAGTTCAAAGTCAAGAAATAAAAAGGGGAGACCTAAGCCTCCCCTCTTCCTTCGAGTTAAGAATTAACCTTCCCATCTAACGCCACGATAAATACCGTCAAAGCGTGCTATGGATTTTGATTTCTTAACTGGGTCGTGCTTGACTCCACGATAAACGCCACCAGTTAAAACTCTTTTTTCAACTGCTACATTTTCGGGAGTTATTTTTATGCCTCTGTAAAACATATTTCCTCCAGTTTACATTCGATTTCGTACTCACGGATAAATCCGCTAACCCTTCTCATGCGTTCCTTCGGATAAAGTTCGGTCTCGTTCGCTACTGCTACTTGCTAACCCTTCTAAAAGAAGGAGGTTTTCCCTTTACCTACTTCCGTCTTACATGGTAAGATGAACGAATTGATATTTCTATCAATTTAATATATTATAACAAAAACAGACCTTGAAGTCAAGAACTATTTTTACCAAGTGTTGATACATTTCTTGACCTTGCACTTATATTTTGCTATAATATATTTATGAATGAAATAGATTATGCGTACATAGCATGGCTAGGGATTGCCGTTTGGGGCGCTTATAAAATAGGCAAACGAGAAGGGATTTCAGCTACGCTAGATTACATGAAAGAGAATAAACATATTGACTTTGAGGACTAACTTAAAAATAGTTCTTGACTTTTTGGTATGTTTTTGATATAATATAAGTATCGGGAGTATTATAGTAATACCTCGATATTTGGTGTATCTACCGATTAGGAGATACAAAGTGTTTAACAAATCGTGAACATTTGGAGGAATAATTATGACGATTGATTTTAGCAAAATTTGGCTAGGTATGGAAAACGACTGGTATATGAAGAACTCAGATACCTCCTACCCTAGATATAACATAGTCGAAAATACAGTAGCAGGCAGTTTTCGTTTAGAGATTGCTGTGCCAGGCTGGCAACAAGAAGAACTAGAGTTAATTCAGGATAAGACTGAATTACTCGTAAGAGGGAAAAAAGAACAAAAACTATCCCGAGAAGAGCAGTTTGTTCATCAGGGATTAAGTCTCAAGTCTTTTGAACGAAAGTTCATTATTAATGCCGACATTCAAGTAGACAATGTCGAATTAGCAAATGGCTTATTGACAATCGCCTTGTCTAGAACTCCGAATTCCACACGAAAGATTTTGGAGATAAATAGTGGAAACAATAGCAACTAAGCTAAGACAGGGTGTAAGAAAATTGTATGATTTTGAAAAACAAGAAGTGGAAAATAAAATGCCATTTACATTAATGATGTGTATATTAGCATTTCTACTTTGGGGAACAACTTCAATTTAATACACTATGGAAATTAGTAAAAAAGCAGTTGAAAAACTACAAGAGCGAACTGCCACAGCAAATGCCTGTGGCGTTCGTCTCTTTTTAACTCAATTTGGTTGTAGTGGATATAAGTATGATTTAAAGTTGGAGTATAAAAAACCAACTTTAGATGATATTGTATATCAAAAAATACTGTATGTTCATTCAAAGAACGAACCTTTTTTATCACAAACCAAAATGGGTTGGGTAGAAGATAAGTTTGGAGAAGAATTTACATTTACAAACCCTCTTGAAACAGCTAGATGTGGTTGTGGAGAGAGTTTTTACATAGGATTAAATAATGATTAAAATTTATGGTAAAGAGGATTGTCCCTTTTGCGATAAAGCTAAACAGTTGTGTAGTAGTAAAGATATAGACTTTAGTTATTATCAACTTGGAGTAGATTATAGCATAAGTGAACTCATGCAGTTGGCTCCAACTGCTAGAACAATGCCTCAGATATTTAAACAATATAATGAAGATGATGCAGTAGAACCTGACACATCTCTCTTACACATAGGTGGCTATGCGGAACTTCAAGAATTTATTAAATGATATGAAGAAGCATACGCTAGACGGAGTACCATATTATCCTAGAGATGAACTACCTTCAGCAGTAGATGATGCCGCTGATGTCATGTCTAAGTATAAAAAAGCAGTAAGTGAACATGAAACTAGAATGGAGAAGTATCGAAAGATATGGAGAGAAAAAGGTTGCTTACATTGGAGAAAAAATGAAGATAAGTAAAGAAGGCATAGCCTTAATTAAAAAGTTTGAAGGAATAGAGTTAGAAGCCTATCAAGACTCAGTTGGAGTATGGACTATTGGATATGGACATACAAAGGGAGTTAAAGAGGGAGATAACATATCCTTAAAGAAAGCAGAACAAATGCTTGAAGAAGAACTTGTAGAATATGAAGGCTATATCAACAACATGGTAGAGTTAGGATTAGAACAAAACCAATTTGATGCACTAGTTGCATGGGTATATAATCTTGGACCAACTAATCTTCGTCAGTCTACTTTATTAAAAGTCTTAAATCAAGGACTATTTAATGAAGTTCCTTATGA